CGTTACAAGTAACTGTAGAAGTAGCTGATATTATGGTTTGTAGGTTAGATAGATCATAAACACCTACGCCATAAAGATAAGAACCATAACCTTGAGCATCTGTTTCTTCAAGTATAAACTTCTCACCAGCAGCACTAACTCCTGAAGCTACTGTTACTGTAACCGAACCACCTGAAGCAAATGTTGCATTACCAGTAATGGATACTGATGCTGTGGCTGTTATATTTCCTGAAGGAAACAGAGCAAGTCTTTGACCACTACAAGTAGTAGTTGAAGTTGCATTTACAATTGCATCAGCTGCTGCGGTGAAACCACCTATTGTAGCTACACCTGAAGTTACACTTATTTCTAACGCAGATTGGTGTATACGCTCACTAGAACAAGCAACACTAGCACTTGCCGATATTACTATCGGTAGTGAGTCTTCACCATATTCATGTGAACCATACGTACTCGTGCCATACGAATAAGCAGTAACATTTACAGTTGCCACGTCAGCCCCTAATCGTTAGATTAGTTCAGTGTTATATCTAAGTCACCAGTTGGCACACGGAATACGTCACCAGTAGCAATAGCTTTACTTGACGATAAAGTCGCATAAGCCATTAAGTTACCTGACGTTGCCGCATCAAACACACCAACGTGAGTTACTGTACCCCAACTACCTGTAGCAGTTGCGAATTCAATAGCCGCATCATTAGATGTTGTAGCGCCTGAAGTTGAAAAATCTACTGGTCTTCTTGCATATGCACTACCTGAAAGTTCAGTACCTCCACCAGCTTCGCCTGGTGCTGCAGTAAACAATCCTAAGTAATGCTGAGAAGGTGCTGTGTAAGCTGCTCCAGCAAATACGTGGTCTAAAATTTCTGTTTCTAAAAAGTTTGTAAAGCTCATACTAATCCTCTCACTTTAAGTTTTAACCCTGATCCACTAAACCTAGCTTCATCAGAGCTTTCATTCAATCTAGCAACTGCTGCGCTATACATCTGCGCCCATATTGCTACCCTTTGGTCTTCTGCTAGATACGGTGCTGAATGTAATAACGCTCCATAGAGGTATACATCAGGTGCTTCTAGTAAAAGCCAATTATCTGTGTTGGTTATTAACGAAGGAACCTTCTGATAATAAAGCAACTCAAAATCTGTGTCTTGCGATGGTGTTGGAAACAACTGAAACTGACCATCAGCGTGTGTGTACATTCTTGGTGTACCACTTGTGTTTTCGGTAGCTGAACGCTTGTCAGCCATTGCATCTCGTGAAACTAAGTTAACAACAGTAGTTCCTGAGCCTGTAAGGTGTAATCTAATTGTTTCTACCCAGTCTGCTGGTATTTGCATGTACTCATCAAGATTTGATTGCTGTCCACTTGATCTAGCTTCCATCTTCCAATGTCTTATATCTCTGTTTATCTGAGCTTCTGCTAATGCAATAAAGTCAGGTATGACAGACGTAAGGTCATCTCTATTAAGAAAGTCAGCAATACTTGTCTTTAAACCTGAAAAGTTTGTTAATGCCATATTACAATCCTAAATTTTGTTGTGGTATTAATCTTTCGTCTTGTATACCGTAACCAGTAGCCGCATTTGCGTTGTTTACAATGTATTGCATAAACTTAACCTTGCCATCATCATCTGACATTTGCCAATGTTTCAACACGTTTTCTTGTTCCTGTGGTGATATGCTACCTAATATTTGACTAAATTGTTGTCTTAATGCTGTGACATCAAGTTCAGGTACTGGAAGACCAAATGCATCTGTTTCTCTTTCTGAGTATTGAGCGCCTGTTGCGTTCTTCATATTACCCATATGTGTTGCACCTTGCATTACTGTACCATCAGGCATTGTATGTGTTTCGCTTCCCTCATCTGTTAAATCCATAAGACCATTAACCTCACCACTGCCTACCATCTCTTTAAATTCGCCTTCTGTAAATTGCGCTCCTAAGTTCCTTTTAGCTGTAGCCATATCTAACAAGCCTTCTTCACGCTCAGAATATTGAGCGCCCATTGCTTTCTTTAAGAATTCTTCTTTTGTCATGCTAATAACCCCTGTTGTTCTGTTATGTCAGTTTTGAGTAATCCTGTCGGTATGTTTTGTAGTTTACCATGCGTTGGTCTAGCAAAACCTGATTTGTTATTAGCTGGAAATTCTTTCTTCATGTTCTCTATCATTAACGGTGTGATTCTAATAGAAAAGTTCTCACTGAATTTGCCATTACCAAGATCAACCTTAATGATTTCAAACTCTCCACCATACTTCTTAGCCATTTTCTTAGCTGCACTAGTTATCTTCTTGTCATAGGTATTAACAAATATTTCTTTTCTCAGTATTTTCTTTTTATAATCTGTAGCTCTACCTTGATTCCATTGATCTAGTATTTGATCTGAGTTTGCCCAAGCTAATGTAGATTTACCATCTTCTACAGCTTTCATAACTTCGTGATTCAATGCAGTCGTATACCATTTGTCACCTTGTATTGGCGCTCTACTTGTATGTGTGTGACTGTCTAAAGCATTACCAGTTTTTCTTAATTCATCTCCATGTGAGCTTATATATTGACCAAGCTCTGTATATTCATCGTAATCTATACCTTCCCAATTTGGAGAGTCAGGGTTCTTTGGGTTGTCATCCCATGTTTTATTCCATTCATCTATTTCTATTTTTGCTTGTTTCTTTCGGTCAGTTGGTGTTGAGGTAAATTGAAATAATTGATACTCATTTGTTTGAGCTAACATTGCTTCTTTATATATTGCTTTTTGTTCTTTTGTTTTAGTTAAACCTTTCCATAATGAATCGCCATTGAAACTTGTAGCCATAGGATTTATCAAGCGTTCTTCAAGTGAGTCACCTAATCCTTTATTTAGGTTATCCCATACGCTTACCATATCTCCTACAGCAGAGCTTTCCATACGGTTAAGATATTTTAATTCGTCTGTTTCTGCTTTAGTTGCACCAAATTGTCTTCTTGACTGTTGGAAGTCTGATTGCAACTCTTCAATAAACTTAACCATGTTAGCATCTGTACCAAACTCTCGTCTATCCGAAGACCTTACGTGTGCAAACAAACCTTTAACACCAGGGTAATGCACTTTGTTTTCATATTGATACGCACCTCGTATTTGATCTTCGTCAGGATTGAGTTGTATTATGTTCTCTTTGTAGTTTTCTCGTGGTGCATCACTGTGTTGTCTGTTAAGTGTAAATTGCTCCCACTTAGTATCACCACCCATTGAATCGCCACCATCAAAGTATTCGTCTATATAACCTCTTTCCATTGCGTGATTTTGGATTGCAGATTGTAAGGCTGGTATATCATATAGATTATCAAATTCATCTAAACCATGACGTAACCCTTCTTCAGGAGTTTCTACAGCATATCCTATGCCTTCATTACCGTATGCTCTGTATTGTTCACCACCTACTTCAATGTCAAATTGAAACTCAGGATCAGTAAGATATAAATCTCTACCCATAAGGCTTGATGCTTCTTCCATATCATATTTCATTTGCTTACTAATCATCAAATCATTAGAGTCATTGAATATGTGTGCTTCTTCTAACATCTTCATATCCCATTCAAGGTTACCAGTACGCACATCATCCATAATGTCAGCTTCTAGCATTGCTATTTTTTGTGTCAATGATTCTTGATTTTCTGTTTCATTTCTTAATAGTCCTATAATTTCAGGAGCTACAATTTGATCTTGACCATCAATTTTTATTCTGTTCTTTAATTCAGCATACAAACCTTTTAATTCCATAGATTTTGTTTCAGGATAAAGCTCAGGGTTAATCTTGTTCATATACACCGTAAACTGTAGATTAGACTCATCCATAGTATCTCTAAAATGTGTGTTAAAGCCTCCCTCGTATGGCTCACCCTCTTGCCTCTTTTCATGTCTTATATTATTAAAAGGGTATTTATTTCTATCACCACCCATAGTTCTACTAATTTCACCATCAGCACTAGGAGCTGTTAAACTGTATGAGCCAATTTCATCAGCGAAAATATCTCTACCATACTCAAAAGCTCTATCTTCACTGTCAGGTGACAATTCCCAATCATTACCCTGTATACCTAGCCAATCGTCAGGCTCATCTACACTATCAAACACCTGATTCCAATTAGACAGACCAGTGTAATTACCTGTAGTAACTGCTTCATATCTACTGAGAAAATCTGCTGAAGCATCAGGTATTTCAAAGTTTTGTTCATCTGAAAGGTATCTATCACCACCAAAGGAATCATCGTAGTCAGCACTATCCCCACCTAAAACTGTTGTTCTAAATGTTAGGTCTTGATCTGCAATATGTTCTAACAGTCCTTCTTTAGTTACTTTTTCACCTTGCCCCATGTTATCAACCATAGCAAGTATGCCTAAATCACCTAATTCTGTTTGTGATACACCACGCTTTTCAAACCATCCACGTACTTGTTCTGATGGTAAATCTTTTGGCATGGAGTCTAAGACAGTTTGTTGAGCTTTAGAATAAAAACCTGATTCATCTACTGGTGCTAATTGTCTACCATCGGAAGTTAAGTCTGTATTACCATCTACTTTGCTTAGGTTTGTGTTGCTAACATCTTTCATTGATAAGCCAACTGGAGTTGCACCTACTCTCTTAATAACAGAAAGCATTTTTTCTTTGGTTTCAGGCTTCATTGCTTGTAGTCTTTTAATACCACTTGCACCACCCATCATTATAAATAGCACCTCAGCTGGGTTTTCAAGTGCTGCTTTTCTTACTGCACCTTCTGTTTTAAAGAATTCTATAGTTGAGTCTATGACTGACTGTGCCATTGTTTCATTATCTAGATTGTCAATGTTATCAAAAGGCATAGTAGCAAATCCTGAGCCTAAATCTATAGCTTCTTTACCATATTTAAGTGGGTTCATTGCAAGATCAATACCAAACTCACCAAGCTCAAACAAATTAGCAGGTAGGTTCTTGACAAATGTTTGTGAGTCTTGTTGCATGTTTGAAAACTGATCAGTTAAACTAGCAATGTTGTTATCTTTAACTGAATTGTTTACGTTTGTAGTATTAATAACGTCAGGAGCGTTTATCTTGTCACCATAAAGACCAATGTTTTTACCAAACTCAAATGGTTTATCTATAAGTAAGCCTGTTACTTTGTCTTGTCTTTCTTGTTCATTGCCTAGTAAACCAGTTATCTCTGAGCCTACAACATCCCATACATTTTTAAGAAAACTACTCATACAACTCCTTTGATGTTTCTTCTGATTGGCTTATCCCATGATTCATTGTATGGTTGATAGCCTACAGCAAGGTAACGAAATGCATCAGCTCCATGTGATGCCCAGTTATGATCAGGTCGCATCCTCCATGTTCCACCTGAGTCATCCCATTTTTTGCTATAGTTTAACAAACAATCAATACCTTTTTCACATTTCTCTTCATCAAAGTAACACTTATCAAGCATTGTCCTAACTAATTGTATGCCATCTTCAATCAATAATTGAGGAGCTATCTCTGTTTTATCAGAGTGAATACCCATTCCTTCTAAGATTTCTAGCCTACTCTTACCTGATCCAAGCTCTCGTACTCTAATGTCATGTGGGAATATGTACTGGTCATAGATATAACCCTTGTCTTGTAAGACCTTTACATAGTGGTCAAGACCAACACCTGATGCTTCATAGTAATCAATAAGATGTACTTCAGTTCCTATAAACTGTGCAAACCAAATAGCTGTTGAGTCACCTATGCCAAGATCAAATGCGGCTACTACACCTTTACCACGATCATATCTAACTGTAGCTACACGGTCTTCTTCTCTAGCTCTTCTCATTTCAGCAGTATAGTAACTACCCTCTTGATAGACTTGGAAAGCTCCAAGCCAAATGTGTTCGTATTGATCAGGTCGTTTCTCTTTATCTTCAAGTCTTGTTTGCTCTAACACGTCCGGGAACCACGGGTTGTCAGTAAAATTCATTTCACACATCTTAGCATCTTTAGGTGGATCAGCTCTAAATCTTTCATGTGTTGCGCTGTACTTTGACTCAGGGTTATATGTTACCCATACCTCACTACCTACTTCTCTCACCGAGGGCAGCAGTAAATTCCATGCCTTTCCTGAAACCTGCTCAGCCTCATCTACCCATGCTAATAGTATTCTAGCTTTAGATTTAATTGACTCTAGTGATCGTCTAAGCCCTGCAAATGTATATGTGATGTTGCCATCTCTACTGCGGATGTATTTCTCTCCTATCTCATAATAATCAGCTAAGAAAGGTACTGATAGTATTGCTGACTTAATTTCTTCTAAGGATGAATCATTAAGAGAGTTCATAAACTCACGACCACATAGTATCTGACCTTTAGTTGGTGGCACTGAGTTTCCCCATTGGTAACCTTTAATTGCAGTCATCAGAGCAAAACTGCGTGTCTTGCCACTGCCCCGCCCTCCATATGCTATGCGATAACGTGCTTGACCTTCAAATATAGGAACCAACTTAGGTGGTAACTCAATCTCAGCTTTCACTTCTTAGCTACTAACTCAATAGTTGTTGGCATAGCTTCACCCTTAGTTGTGATGTCTTGATCCATCTTGTCATGGTATCCGTGCTTACCTAAAACTAGCTTAGTAATTGCTGAGTTAAACGTGTTGTTGAGTCCATTCTGCACTAACCAAAAAGACTGAGCATTTAATAATTTTCCTAATATGTCGGAAAACTCCTTGTCATCTTGCTTCGCCCAATCGTATAAAGTATCTCTGTGTAGGTCTAAAACCATAGCTAATCCTTCAATGCTTGGGATCATATGTCCATGCACTTCATAGTTTTTAATATACTCGTAGGCTTCAGCTTCTAACTCTTTAGTCCACTTAGTTGGTCTAGCCATTAGATACCTCGCTAATTAATTCTCTCCAATCATCAGGTAAGTTTAATTTTAATCCAATGTCATTCTCTGCCCAAGCAATGACTTCATCTATAAACACACCCATCTCTTTTGTATTTAACTCTTTACTGGATTTTAACACCACTCTTTGTTTATTCGCAACCACTTCAATTCGTGACTCAAGAAATTCTGACTGACAATGTACCTTTATAGCTTCTTTAGTATTACCAGTTTCTACTCTCACTTGGTCTACAATAGCGTGGTACAAATTGTTTTGCCTTGCTGTTCTAGTCATCTTATTAGGCTTGATACTTATTATTGCTTCGTTACCTTCAGTTTGTTTAAAGAAAGTTCTAGTCATACCTTCAATGATGTCTGCTTTAGGCTTATCTCTTTTAAGTATTCTAGTTAATGTTTCACTCATAAGGACTTCTAGGTGGTGATGGCAACTCTGAATAGTGTTCATCTACAAGTAATGATTTAACTAACTGTCTTTTAGTTCTAGTGATTGCAAACTGAGCCATCTCTTTAATAAAATGTGGCTGGTAGTACGGGTGGTCTAATGTGTCATATACGTGATGACAAGCATGGCAACCGTAAAAACCTATGTCATTGCCATGACTATCTTTAGCTTTAATACCAACTCCTGAAACATTTTCGTGACAGAAGACTACTTTAGAATTGCTTTCTCCTGAATCACAGACATCTAGCTTCATAGTACAGGCTTTCCCCTTAGCAGATCGAGTTATAGCATTAGGCTTCATAATGTATCTCTGTGTTTAACCATAAAATAACATCAGCCACGTTATAAACTGTCTTAACAGTTCCTCCGGCTTTGTCTATACGTTCATGCATATCTTTTTGTACCTTAGTTAAATAACCTTTAGGATGACTAGCAGTGGCTCCTCGTTTAACTTCTAGCCCATAGTACAATCCATCATAGACAATTGTAATATCAGGCACACCACTTTTTGTACCTGTAGATTTAAGTTTGGCTCCCTCTGATTTTGATCTAGCACCACCATTTGGTACTGCCCAATAACAAACTTTACGCAAATCTAAATATTTACATATGGCTTTTTGTATTGCATCTTCTTCAAATTTCATTTTGCTTTGTACATATCTATAATTAAGTTGCATTTCATTTGATCACATAGATTAATAATTTCCTGACACAATCTCTCTTGTATGTCTTTATCATCTATTGCCTCAACTGTTGCTAATACATCTCTAATTGTACGTATTAGTTTCTTTCTTTCGGTGTGATCAAGTTTTTTTGTCATGCTTAATACGTTTTCTAGGTTTAGTTGGCTCTAAATAATTTGATAACCCATAAATCATCCAATGTGTAATAGGTTTATTAGAAGCAATTCTTGAAGTAAAGCCACTTAATGACAATCCTAATAGCTTAGCTGCTTCTTTTTGTGTGATTTCTAGACGTTCAAGCTCTCTAGGTATTGACTCATAGTAAATTGTTTTAGACATAATAAAAAAAAGGTTTATAGAATAGATAGATTATATCAATATTAGTACACAATGATGAATTGGTTTAACCTTGTTTCGCTTTCAGCGACTTACTTCCGTAGAGCAGAGTGATAAATCACTTAGTAGATCAAGAGCTTTTAACTTATCGGGAACAGTTTTGAGTTGGGAGAGTTCAGGCAAATCAATCCCTAACCACTAATAAAAGCAGTTAGAGATTATCATCGGTCTACAGCCTATCGCAGTATCATCCAATGCTTATAACCATCATAGCTATACAAGTTAAGGTTCATCGCTACCGTATGATCGGTACTTAGCCATCTGCAACCCTACGCTAGATTGGAATTACGCACAAGGTGTTCCCATTATATGCGTGGTACATCAATCTAACATCAATCAACAGCTTCTTGAAATACTTGCTAAATCTCTTTTTAGGTGTGAGTGCGAATTAACAGACATATCACCTTCGTATTCCGATGGTTGCCTTCTGTACTGATAAGAGTATAATCTTTCATAGAACGGTGGGGCAAACACCAGTTTAGAAAACCCTTTGGAGCTTATTACTCTGAGGGGTTTTTGCTATCCGATCTCTCAAATAACTCTAAACCAAGACTTAGTATGATACACATACTTTCTATTGCGATCTAAATTATTTACTCCCGAATGTTCTAGGGTATACCAATATTAGTATATAATATCTGTGTCGAGCATAACAAATCGGCACTTTTTAACAACATAATATTGGAGAATTTTATGAGAACATTAGAAAAAATTGAGAAATATACACCTGAATATGACGAGTTAATGAACGCACCTTTAGAGCTTATGCACGGTGTTTATGGCTATGTCGATGAGAATAAATATTCTATCAAAATTCCAAACACGTTAGCTAAAGTCACTATGCACCACATGATGGATGGTGATCAGCCTTCTTACTGTCATAAAGCAGAAAATTATCTACGTGAAAAGGGCATCGAAGCTAACCTAGCTTTAGCTGACTACCCACGCAACGGTGATACTTTAAGATTGTTTTTCGATGAGAAAGAGATTGGTTATGCGGCGCTATTCTTTCTTAAAGACTTAGCAAACAAAAAAGCTAACGGAACAATTTAATTTTAACAGGGGAGCCTAGCTCCCCACTTACTTGGAGAAGTATATGAATACAAATATTAAAATCACTTTAACAGATAGCCAACGCAACCATATCAAAAATCTACTTGATGGCAAGACAAGCGCAAAAAAAGCAACTAGACAAGACGTAAGTGCTTTGGTTGAAATGTTCATTGATCAATTGATTGACAGCAAATTAACTGAACCGAAGGAGATTGTCCAAGAAGCCATAGAAAAAATTGATGGCTACAAGTTCTATGCTGAAGGTCAAGAAATCAGCTATGACAAATGGATAGACATCCCATGCGATGATTGTGGATGTTTAGTTTCGGTTTCTGAATCAATTGTTACAGGAGATATGTAATGACTACACCTAACCTACCTTTTAAGATCGATTACATTTATGGCTATGCTTACGGTAAAGCTGTACCACAATACTTTAACAGTGACGAAATGTATGATTACTTTTATAACGAAGAAGAACAAGATCAAGTATTTAGTCTTCAAGTTGGCGAGAGCATGACATTTACTGGTGTTACTGAACAAATTAAAATCACACGCATGGAGGTGCTGTAATGATAAACATTCAATTTACTGAAAAAGACTTTGAGCAATTTAAAGAGATTTACAAATTGCACACAACATCACCTAAGCAAGTATTTGAGTTTCAAGGAAATGAGTATGTATCAGGTTATGCTAAATATTTAATTCAATACTTAGAGGGCAAGTTCAATACAAAAAGAATTGTTACTGCTCACGAATTATTTATGGAACAAGCGCCATCGTTTAATTTTGATTTAAATGAAGATCAAATTCTAAAGAAAGCTCTTGACGATGGTTTTGTTAAGTTTGTTAGTAAAGATCAATACGAAATTAATCCTCACTACGGAGAAGAATAATGAGAAGTTTTGAATCAATCAGGGAAGACATCATTGAAGAAGAAGAACGCTCAAATGATGAAGATCATTTTGCTCATGGTAACGAATCAATCTATGTAGATAATATTTATTACATGCATGGTTACGAAGCATGGAAGGTTGTACAGTTAGGTCACACTGAAGGAACAGATGGTGTAGTGAAGTTTTTTGTTA